TTTGCATACTTGTTGTGTTTTCTGTTATTTAAACCCGAATTCACTGTAGCAGTTCTTGCGAACAAAGGTGCAATTGCAAGGGAAATGATTGCACGTATCGTCACCATGTTAGAGTCTGTTCCCTTCTTTTTACAGCCAGGTGTTAAGATTCTAAACAAGGGGTCAATTGAATTCGCAAATGATAGTAAAGTCGTTGCAGCTGCAACCTCTTCAAGTTCTATTCGTGGTATGTCAATTAACTTATTATACCTCGATGAGTTTGCATTCGTAGAAGGTGCTGAAGAGTTCTATACTTCAACTTATCCCGTTGTGACCTCGGGTAAAGACTCTAAGGTTATTATTACTTCCACTGCAAACGGTGTAGGTAATATGTTCCATAAGATATATGAATCTGCAGTTCACGAACAATCGGAATATAAATCATTTACAATTAACTGGTATGATGTTCCTGATAGAGATGAAGAGTGGAAGAAGATGACTATTGCAAACACTTCCGAAGCACAGTTTGAACAAGAATATGGTAATTCATTTTTAGGAACTGGGTCAACACTTATCAATAGTAATACATTATTGGGTCTTAGAGCAGTAGACCCCGAATGGTATAAAGATAATGTTAGTATATATGACTTACCAAAAAAAGACCATAATTATGTTTGTACAGTAGATGTATCACAAGGTAGAGGGTTGGATTACTCCACATTTACTGTTATTGATGTGTCGGTACAACCATTTAAATTGGTTGCATCATATAGAGACAATATGATATCATCTATGCTACTTCCTGATATTATAAATAAATATGTAAGACCTTATAATGAAGCATTAGTTATTATAGAAAACAATGCTGAAGGTTCTATGGTAGCAACACAATTGCATTATGATATAGAATATCCTAATGTATTTGCACAAGGATTGCAGAAAGCATCAGATATTGGTGTGACTATGAACAGACAGATTAAGAGAATCGGTTGTTCAACCCTAAAAGAACTTTTAGAAGAGAATAGGTTAACACTTGTAGACCGTGCCACCATAACAGAACTGATGACCTTTGTCATTAAAGGTAATAGTTATGAAGCAGATAGAGGGTATCACGATGATTCTGTTATGAATCTAGTGTTATTTTCTTGGTTTGTAACTACACAACAATTTGAATTTCTAACAGATAGAGCAGTTAAAGATTTGCTTTATTCAGAACAACAAAAACTGATAGAAGATGACCTACTACCACCTGGCTTCTTCCATCAAGACGAAGGGGTGGAAACTAGTTTTGTAGATTCCAATGGAGATAGGTGGTTCTCAGATACCTAAATAGTATCTGTTAGAATAACAAAAGTTATAAATAAAACAGTAAGAAAACAAAACTTTTTACAATTAACAGGAGAAAAAGTATGGCATTTCAAGTATCACCCGGCATTCAGGTCTCAGAGATAGACTTAACGAATGTTGTGCCAGCTGTATCATCTACTACAGGTGCATTCGCTGGTTCATTTCAATGGGGCCCTGTTGATGAGGTAATAACAGTTTCAGATGGTAAAGGTCTAGTTGACTCATTTTATGAACCTGCTAATACGGACTCTTCAGCAGAGGACTTTTATACTGCTGAATCATTCCTTAAGTATGGTTCATCATTAAGAGTAGTTAGAATTAATACTACGGGACTGCAGAATGCAAACGCATCTGCTGGAACACAATTAATCACAAATGAAACAAACTATGACGACATCGCAAAAGACGGTCAACTTGCAGCTACAATAGGAAAGTTCACAGCAAAATATGCAGGTGCTTTAGGTAATTCACTTAAAGTTTCAGTATGTGCAAGTGCAGACGCTTATTCAAAGAGTGCAGAGTCAACTGTTTCATCCGAAGAAGCAGTAGGTCAAACACTTATTAGTGTTACTGCTGCAGATGGTTTTATCGTCAGAGATATAGTAGAATTTGCAAACCATAACACATTATACAGAGTAACAGCAGTTGATGCAGGTGCAGATACACTTACAGTATCAGCATTAAGTCAACCTGAAGGAACAGGACTAACAGAAACTGTTCCAAGTGCAACTAGTGTCGCTAGGTCTTGGGAATTTTATAACCTATTCAACAAAGCGCCAGGTAAATCAGCATCTGCAACAAAAGCAGGTGGTTCAGATGACGAAATACACATAGTAGTAGTAGACGAGGATGGAGACATCACAGGAACTGCTAATACAGTATTAGAATCATATGGATTTGTATCTCTCGCATCGGATTCTAAAGATTCCACAGGAAATTCAAACTATTACAGAGATGTAATACACAACGGTTCAGAATATATTTACTGGACTGGACATTCAACTGCAATGTTAACCACTGCATCTGAAACAAGAACACATTTACAATCAGCAACAACTGCTTTCTTAAGACCTTCAACACCTGAAAACTCATCATTGAGTGCTGGTGCAGACGGTAGTGCAGTAACTGCTGGACAAAAACACGCTGCTTGGACAACACATTTTGGAGATGCAGAATCAATAGATTTATCTTTCCTAATAATGGGTTCAGTTGCAGGTGATTCACTTGCTGATTGGACTACAATGGTTAATCAAGGTATTTTACTTGCAGAAACAAGAAAAGATTGTATGTTCGTTGCATCCCCATTAAGAAAGGATTGTCTCGGAACTACAAATACAGAAACAAATCATTTTGCACCAACAAGTGAGTCCAATAGGAACAAAAATGTTATTGCAACAATGAATACTGCAACATCTTCATCATATTGTGTCTTTGACTCAACTTGGGTTTACCAATACGATAGATTCAACGACAGATATGTATGGATACCTGCTAACCCACACACTGCAGGAATTATGGCAAGGTCAGACTTATTAAGAGACCCTTGGTTCTCGCCTGCTGGATTCAGTAGAGGTCAGTACTTAGGAATAACAAAACTCGCTCATAACCCTTCACAATCATCTAGAGATGACTTATACCGTGCAAGAGTTAACCCAGTAGTTACATTCCCAGGCCAAGGAACAGTGTTATTTGGTGATAAAACAGGATTAACAACTACAAGTGCTTTTGACAGAATTAATGTCAGAAGATTATTCATCGTCTTAGAAAAAGCAATTGCAACTGCTGCTAAAGCACAATTATTTGAATACAATGATGCATTCACTCGTGCTCAGTTTAGAAGTGCAGTAGAACCTTTCTTAAGAGATGTTAAGAATAGAAGAGGATTAACAGACTATTCAGTTATTTGTGACGAAACAAACAACACTGATTCAGTGATTGATAGAAACGAATTTGTTTGTTCTATCTTCATCAAACCTGCAAAATCCATTAACTTTATTACTTTAAACTTTGTCGCTACTAGAAGTGGTGTTCAGTTTGAAGAAGTTTACAGTGCAGTTTAATAGGAGTATATAAATGGCAACAATAGACCAATTTAAAGCACAATTAATCGGTGGTGGCCCTCGTGCAAACCGATTTAGAGTGTTCTTACCTCGTGCAGGAAACAAAATAGAATTTCTATGTAAGGCTGCACAGATACCTGCTGCAACAATCGGAGTAGTTCCTGTAAACTTTAGAGGACACATTCTTAAACTTGCAGGGGACAGAACATTTGAACCTTGGAATGTCACTATAATCAACGATGTTGAGTTTAGTGCAAGAACTGCCCTAGAAGCGTGGCAAACAGAAATTCAAGCATTAGACAGTGGAGAGGGTGCAACAGACACTGATTATCTACTATCCCGTGCTTATGTTGAACAATTAAATAAAGACGATTCAGTTCTAGCGAGATATGAATTCTTCAATATGTTCCCTACTTCAATTGGTGCAATAGACCTTTCATACGAAAGTGTAGATGCATTAGAAGAGTTTACAGTTGACTTTGAGTTCTCTCACTGGGAAAGAGTCGTTTAGTGAAATAACACCTAAAATGGTGTTATAAATATCAGTATGGAATTATTTGGTTACGAAATAACTCGTAAGAAAGACGAGTTGAGGAATACGGAAACAGACAAAGCTGTTTCCTTTGTTCCACCTGTTGACGATGATGGAACACCCGTCATACAAACGCAGCCTGGTGGATTTATCACTGGTGGTGCGTATGGTTCATATGTAGATATGGAAGGTGGTATCAAGAATGAGGTTGAACTCATTCGTAGATATCGTGAAGTATCTCTTATACCCGAGTGTGATTCTGCTATCGAAGACATAATTAATGAGTGTATTACATCTGATTCATCGGATAGAATTGTATCACTCGACCTCAGAGATGTTAAACTCTCTGATAGTATCAAAACAAAGGTACAAGACGAGTTTGCATACATCTTATCCTTAATGAAGTTCAATCAGAACTCTCACGAAATATTCAGAAAGTGGTACGTTGACGGAAGAATCTATCTTCATAAGGTAGTGAATTCTAAACGTGAGAAAGCAGGTATTGTAGATTTACGTATCATTGACCCCCTAAAGATGAAGAAGATACGAAATGTAGAAAAGGAAAAGGATGCAAAAGGGGTTGATAAAATTAAAAAAGTTGAAGAGTATTTTGTCTTCAACGAAAAAGGTTTTGATAAGTCAGGTGGACAAGATGGTGCCACTCTGAAAATCGCACCTGAAGCTGTAACTTTTACAACTTCGGGTTTATTAGATTACACTAGAAATGTTGTAATTGGGTACCTTCATAAAGCATTGAAAACTGCAAATCAGTTGTCAATGATGGAAGATGCACTTGTTATCTATAGGATATCTCGTGCTCCCGAAAGAAGAATTTTCTACATTGATGTAGGAAACCTTCCAAAAGCAAAGGCAGAACAGTACCTTGCAGATGTAATGAACAAGTATAGAAATAAACTTGTTTACAATGCAGATACTGGTGAAATCAAAGACGATAGAAAACATATGTCGATGATGGAAGATTTTTGGTTACCAAGAAGGGAAGGTGGAAGAGGAACAGAAATTAGTACACTTCCAGGCGGACAGAATTTATCAGAGATAGAAGATATAGAATACTTTAAAAAGAAACTATATCAATCTTTGAATGTCCCTAGAAGTAGATTAGAAGCAGATAACGGATTCAATATGGGTCGGTCTTCTGAAATTTCTAGAGACGAACTTAAATTTAATAAGTTCACAAACAGACTTCAAAAGAAGTTTGCAAGAGTGTTTGTTGATATACTAAGAACACAACTTGTACTTAAGGATATAATTCCTGCAGAGGAGTTTGATAAAGTTAAAGACTTTATGCAGTTTGATTTTGCAACAGATAATCATTTCACAGAGTTGAAAGATTCAGAAATTGTAAGAGAAAGACTAGATACACTAAGTCAAGCAAGTGAGTATGTTGGTAAATATTATAGTCACGAGTACATACGAAAGTATATACTTAGACAAACTGAAGACGAAATTGCTATTCTTGACCAACAAATAAAGGACGAGAAAGCAGCAGGTGGTGATGAAGATGATGATGATTTTGGAGGATTTTAAAAAATGGTAGTAGATAGTAAAAAAATTGTAGACCACATCGAATCAGGTGAATGGAATGATGCTAAAGAAGCAATCTTTGATGGAATCAAAGGTAAAGCAGCAGAAACCGTTGATATGAAACGATTAGAAATTTCTACGGATTGGGTATCCAATCCTAGTGATAGTGCAGAGTAAATAATGAAATCGTTTCTTACAATGTCTCGAGAATTGCACGAAGCAAAGTTCAAAGTACCGAATGGTGAAAAGGAACTGAAGAGAGATATTGAGAAACTTGGTGGGAAAAGAGTAGAAATAACCTTTACCCAAGATAAAAAGGGCAGGATTCACGTATATTTAAACGGTGATGATTTCACTGGTGGAAACCCATATAAAGATATGAAGACTGCAGAAAAAGAAACAAAGGATATGAAGAAAATAATGCTTCAAATGTCCTATGACGGAATTAATACTGGAGATATTTTAGATGAAATTAATATCAGAATTTAATGACTACGGGGTTCAACCTGTAATTATAGAACAAAACGAAAAGGGTGAGAAGGAATACTTCATTGAAGGTATTTTTATGCAGTCTGAAATAAAGAACAGGAATGGTCGTGTCTATCCTAAAGAAGTAATGAAAAAGGAAGTAAGTAGATACGTCAATGAATTTGTTAAGAAATCCCGTGCATTCGGAGAGTTGGGTCATCCTGATGGGCCAACAATTAACCTTGACAAAGTATCCCATTTAATTACATCACTAGAAGAAGATGGTGATAATTATATTGGAAAAGCAAAGATTTTAAGTACACCAAACGGTCAAATTGTAAGAAATTTAATCGATGATGGTGCTAAGTTGGGTGTTTCATCTCGTGGTCTAGGTTCACTAGAACAGAAAGGTGGTGCTCAATACGTAAAAAGTGACTTTCAACTTGCAACTGCAGGTGACATTGTCGCAGACCCATCAGCACCTGAAGCATTTGTAGAAGGTATAATGGAGGGTGTTGAATGGATATATGAAAATGGTATCCTAAAAGCACAAGAACTGGATATGATGAGAACCAACTTGAAGACTGCAAAGTTAAATCAGTTGGAAGAAGTCAAACTAAATACTTGGAAAAGGTTTGTTAAGAACCTCTAATGTATAAATAAATAATAGAATAAACTCATTTAATAAGAGTTATACTCAAACAGGAGAAAAGAATGGCAGAGTTAGAAAATAACCTAGAAAGTGCAATAGAGGAAGGTGTTCAACCTGATTCTAAAGCTGAAAAAGGTGACTCAAAACCTATGAAACAAGGTTCATCCGACGCCGCTAAAATTGAAAGTGGTAAAGGTGAAGTCGTCAAACCTGAAGAAAATCCTGTTGACAAAGCTGTTGCATCAGTAAAAAGTGCAGAGAAAGGAACCAAAGAGGTGAGTGGAGACGCTCAACAAAAGGGTGAATCTCCTGCAGAGAAGCAACCACAATTGAAAAAAGTTAAAGAAGGCGAAGATTCTGAAAAGGATACTCCTTCTAAAATGGAAACAATTAAGGCAATGGTCAACGCAATGAAGGGAATGGATAAAGAAAAACTTCAGGCAATGTACTCTAAAGTCAAAGATGACGAAGAGGAAGTTGACGAATCCTTAACTAAGGCAGAAGTCGCAAGACAAATCGTTGAACTTATGAAAAAGAAAGACGATGAAGATGTTAAGAAAGTAATGTCAGAAATGGACGATTCAGAAGAAGATGATGTCGAAGACGAAGATGATGACGAGGAAAAAGTAGATGAAGAAACTTCTGCTAAACTCGAATCAAGTTTGTTAGAGATGGAAATCGATGACGACCTATCTGCAATCTCAGAAGCATTAGACTTATCAGAAGAAAATACTGAAAAGGCGAGAACAATCTTTAAAGCTGCAGTATCTTCAAAAGTATCTGAAATCAAAACAGAACTTGAAGAACAATTTAACACAAATTTAAAAACCTCAACAGAAGAAGTCAAACAAGACCTTGCAGAAGCAGTGGACAAGTATATGACTTATTGTGCAGAAGAGTGGACGAAAGAAAACGAACTTGCAATCGAAAGAGGTTTGAGGTCAGAAATGACAGAAAACTTTATAGAAGGATTAAAAACATTGTTCGTAGAACATTATGTTGACGTTCCTGAAGATAAGTATGATGTTATTGACGAACTCGCAAATCGTCTCGATGAGATGGAAGCGAAACTTGACAGTGAAGTATCTAAAAATATGGAAATTGTTGAGGAGAACGACCAACTTAAGAGAAGTAACGTGATAGAAGAGGCCTGCAAAGACCTAACTGAATCACAAACGGAAAAAATGGTTTCATTATCAGAAGGTGTAGACTTTTCAGACATCGAAGACTTTCAAGAGAAAGTTAACGAGTTGAAAGAAGCTTACTTCCCAATTGAAGGTGAAACGATGGCAGAAGAAACTATTGAAGTAGAAGGAATTGGAACTTTAGAAGAAGAAACATCTTCAGAAAAGGTTTTAGACCCAACTATGAATAAGTACGCTACTGCTTTGAGAAAACTTAAACCATTAGGTTAATTTAAAGGAGAAACTTAAATGTTTTTATCAGAAAACTTACAAGAAAAGTGGCAACCGATTCTAGAACACTCCGATTTACCAAAAATCGAAGATAACTACAAACGTGCTGTTACTGCTGTAATCTTAGAAAACCAAGAGAACGCTCTCAACGAAGAGAGAACTACCCTTGAAGAGGCAGCACCTTTAAATGCTACTGGAAGTTCTGCAATTAGTAATTGGGACCCAATCCTAATCTCACTAGTACGTAGAGCTATGCCAAATCTCGTTGCTTACGACATTTGTGGTGTTCAACCAATGACAGGCCCAACTGGTCTTATCTTTGCTATGAAAGCAAGATATAACGACTATCCTTCTGCTGGAAGGGAGTCACAATCAGAAGCATTAGGTATTAACGAACCTAGAACTGGAGAGTCCGCTACTAACGGGCCTAACGGTACTGCAGGTGTTGATGCTGACCCATCTGGCGACCCATTCGCTAGTGCATATGCAACTGATACTTCAGGCGGAATGTCAACTGCAAACGCAGAAGCTTTAGGAGATTCATCTTCTAACGCATTTAACGAAATGTCTTTCTCTATCGAGAAAGCTACAGTTACTGCTACATCCAGAGCATTAAAAGCAGAGTACACACTCGAACTTGCTCAAGACTTAAAAGCAATCCACGGTCTTGATGCAGAATCAGAACTTGCAAATATTCTTTCATCAGAAATCCTTGCAGAAATCAACAGAGAAGTTGTTAGAAATGTAAACTTACAAGCTAAAACAGGTGCATCAGCAACTGCAGTTAGTGGTACATTCAACTTAGATGTAGATGCAAACGGAAGATGGTCAGTAGAGAAGTTTAAAGGTTTGTTATTCCAAATCGAAAGAGAAGCTAACGTAATTGCTAAAGAATCACGTAGAGGTAAAGGTAACTTTATCCTATGTTCTTCAGACGTTGCAAGTGCTCTTTCAATGGCTGGTGTATTAGATTACGCACCTGCACTTTCAACTAACTTGAACGTAGACGATACTGGTAATACTTTTGCTGGTGTTCTAAACGGAAGAGTTAAAGTATACGTTGACCCATATGCGGCTTCAGACTACTTAACAGTTGGTTATAGAGGTACTAACCCTTATGACGCAGGATTATTCTATTGCCCATACGTTCCATTACAAATGGTTCGTGCAGTCGGTGAGAATACATTCCAACCAAAAATTGGTTTCAAAACTAGATACGGAATGGTATCTAATCCTTTTGTCGGTGCTACACCTTCAAACGGACTTGCATCCAATGGAACGAACTTCTATTACAGAAAGATGGCAGTGTCTAACATTCTGTAAGACGAAAGTCTCATTACCTTCGGGTAATACTAAAAAGGTCTCTTACGAGACCTTTTTTTTTGTTTAGTGACTTCAATCGTTCAATGTCTAGGGAATACCCTATTCTTTACACCGTGTCCTTCTAGTGAGGCCTTACCTCAATTTTATCTAGGTCAATAGGTAGTGACCAT